TTATTAAAGTTCCTTACCACAATGTGGACAATATTTATATTTAGAAGTATCTCTGAGGCTTTAACGTATAGGGTTGCAGATATTTTAGAGTACGCAGATTTTAAAGATGATTTTGCAAACAAAATAGGTAAGTACAACGTAAGTATTCTTAACGACATATCGGACCTATACATCTATGACTTCGGAATATTTATTGAAGTTTCCCCTGACGAAGAAGAACAAGCGCAGCTCGAACAAAACATTCAAATCGCATTATCTAAACAAGATATTAATCTTGAGGATGCTATTGATATTAGAGAGCTTAAGAATATTAAGCTTGCCAATCAATTGCTCAAGCTAAAGCGTAAGCAGAAGCAAGAGCGTGAGGAGAAGATGGCTATGCAAAAACAGCAAATGACAGCACAGCAACAGATGCAGTCTCAGCAGATGGCGGCACAAATGGCTATGCAAAAACAGCAGCAAGAAATTCAGGGTAAGATGCAGCTTAAGCAGGCTGAGGTCGCCTTTGAGATTGAGAAGCTGAAGAACGAAGCTGAGTTGAAGAAGATACTTATGGCTGAGGAGTTTAACTACAATCTACAGCTACACAACATGGCTGAACAAAGATTACAGGGTAGAGAAACTCAAAGAGAGGATGCTAAGTCTCAGAGAATTAGTCAACAGAATACTCAACAGTCCAAGCTTATCAACCAAAGAAAGAATAACCTACCTCCAATGAACTTTGAATCTAACGAGGATAGTTTAGATGGATTTGACTTTGCTGAGTTCAACCCTCGGTAGTCTAAAAAAGTAGACAATATTTTATTATTAACTTTGCAAAAATCTAATTAAATGGAAATTAAAGTAAGAGCCGTAGGCGAGGTGGAACAAAAGTCCACGCAAGAAGTAGAAAAAGAATTGCTTGACAAGCACGAGCAAGAATTAAATAGTGTTGAAGAAACACCAACCGTTGCTGAAGAAACTACTATTGAAGTAGAGACTGAGGAGCAGCCAACAACTCAATCCTCAGAGTTAAAAGAGGAAGATGTTCTTTCCTATATTAAGAATAGGTATGAAAAAGATTTTACATCGGTGGGAGAAATGTTCGAGGAGAAAGGCTCCAACGAAGAACTACCCGAAGATGTAAAAGCTTATTTCGAATACAAGCAAAAGACAGGCAGAGGAATGAGCGACTACATAAAACTTAGTCGTGATTTTGATGCTATGGATGATGACCAACTTTTATCTGAGTATCTACTAGCTTCAGGCGAGGCTACAGATGCAGAGGATGTAGAGTTCATGATGGATGATTTCTCATACGATGAAGATTTGGATGATGAAAAAGATATCAAGAAGTCTAAGTTGGCTAAAAAGAAAACTATTGTAAAAGCCAAGAAGTTTTTCAATGAGCAGAAGGAGATGTACAAAGAGCCCCTTGAGTCAAGCACGGCTTCAATCTCAGAGCAACAGCGAGAAGCTTTGGAATCTTATAATCAATATGTTGAACAGGCTAAGACTCAAGAGGAAGAGTTAAAGAGAAAGCGTGATTGGTTTTTGAAAAAAACTGACGATGTATTCAACCCGGAGTTCAAAGGTTTTGACTTCAAAGTGGGTGAGGATAAAACGCTAACTTTTTTACCAACCAAAGATGTCGATGAGCTGAAAAAAGTAAACTCGGATTCATCAAGCTTCATAAAGAAGTTTATCAATGAGTCAGGTTTACTTGAGGATGCAAGTGGATATCACCGAGCCTTAGCCATCGCAAACAATCCTGAAAGATTTGCCAAGTTCTTTTATGAGCAGGGTATGTCAGATGCGACTGAAGGTGTAGCACGTAAGATGAAAAATATTAATATGTCTGAACGTAATACTCCGCAGGTTGCTCGCAGCAAGGATGGTTTGCAAATTAGGTCTTTATCTGCGCCAAGCAGTAGAGGCTTAACTATTAAGAGTAAAAAGAATAAATAACTAAAAAAAGCTAGAAAATATGGCAGGAAGTTTTACAGGTTCCGGTTTTGACCTACAGCCTTCAGCACAGCAGGTGCCGTTGGCAACAAATTATATAACCGACTTCAACTTTTTAAATCAGTATCTACCTGATACTTATGAAAAAGAGTTTGAACGATATGGAAACAGAACTATTAGTTCTTTCTTGAGATTAGTAGGTGCTGAGATGCCTTCAAACTCTGACCTCGTTAAGTGGGCGGAGCAAGGTCGTCTCCACATTAAATACACTCAGTGTGGTGTGGTAGCATCTGTAGGTGCTCTTGAAGCAGCCTTTACAATTAACGATGCACTTGTTCCTGACAGAGCAACCATCGGGTTAACTGCAGGAGGAATCGCCTTAAGAGAAGGACAGACTGTTGTTGTTGTTAAGAACGATGGTTCAGGTGAGAACAAGGGTGTTATCACAGACGTCAACACAGCTACTAGTGTTGTAACAATTGCTTTCTATGAGGCAGCCGGATTTACAGGAGGTACAGGAACAGCAAACGCTGATGCTACAATCTTTGTTTATGGCTCTGAGTTCCGTAAAGGAACAGTTGGAATGGAAGGTTCTCTTGAGTCTGATGACTTCATCTTCGAGAACTCTCCTATCATCCTAAAGGACAGATACACTGTGTCAGGTTCTGACATGGCTCAAATCGGATGGATTGAGGTTACAACTGAGAACGGTGCTAACGGATACCTATGGTATATGAAGTCTGAGCACGAGACTCGTTTAAGATTCGACGACTATCTTGAGACAGCAATGGTTGAAGCAGTTCCTGCTGAAGCAGGTTCAGGTGCATCGAATGCAGGAGCAGGAGCAGGTCTTAACCCAACGTTTGGTAACAAAGGGTCTGAGGGTATCTTCTTTTCTGTAGGACAGAGAGGTAACCTTTGGACAGGTGGTGTTCCTAACGCCCTTGCTGATTTTGATACTATCATTGGTAGATTAGATGCTCAGGGTGCTATCGAGGAGAACGTATTGTTCATCGACCGTCAGTTTGGATTCGCTATTGATGACATGTTAGCTGCACAAAACTCTTACGGAGCGGGTGGTACGTCTTACGGTCTATTCGATAACGATGAGGAGATGGCATTAAACCTTGGATTCTCAGGATTCCGCAGAGGTTATGACTTCTACAAGACTGATTGGAAATACTTGAACGACCCAACTATGAGAGGAGGGAACGTTGCGGGTACAGGTGCTATCAACGGATTGATGGTTCCTGCAGGCTCAACAAGTGTTTACGACCAAATCCTTGGTAAGAACGCTAAGAGACCTTATCTCCACGTTAGATATCGTGCTTCAGAAACTGAGGACAGACGATACAAAACTTGGATTACAGGTTCTGCCGGTGGTGTAAGAACATCTGATTTAGATGCAATGGAAGTAAACTTCCTATCTGAAAGATGTGTTTGTACTATGGGTGCTAACAACTTCGTATTATTCGAAGACTAGTATTACTAGATGGGTGGGGTGTCCTTAAGGACACTCTGCCCTTTTTTTAAAAATTAAATTAACTTAAAATGAAATTAGAATTAAAAAACCGAGTATATAAACTCACAAATAACAAGACACCACTGTCTTGTATTATCCCATCAAGAAACAGCCAACGTAGCCCATTACTTTACTTTGATGAAGAGAAGGGTTACAATCGTGCTTTACGATATTCAAGAAACCAAAAGAGCTGCTTTGAAGACGAACAGGACGGCAGTGCTGTGGTAGAACCAATTATCTTTGAAGATGGTATGCTACAGGTTCCAAAGAACAATCCTGTATTACAACAGTTCCTACACTACCATCCCCTTAACGGAAAGAAGTTTGTTGAGGTTGACTACGGTAAGGATGCACAGCAACAGGTTAAAGAATTAAACACTCAGGTTGATGCATTGATTGAAGCTAAGTCACTTAGTATTGAGCAGCTTGAGAATGTTGGAAGGGTATTGTTCTCAAGAGACGTAAGTACTATATCTACAGACGAGCTTCGTCGCGATGTATTGGTGTTTGCAAACACAAACCCCGAGGTATTTATGCGAACCATTTCAGACCCATCACTAAAGCTTCAGTCTACTATTCAGAAGTTTTTTGATGATAGGTTGTTAGGGCTCCGCAACAAGGACCGTGATGTTCACTTTAACCTAAAGGGTAACAAAAAAAGAATGACAACCATACCATTTGGTGTAGACCCAATCGAGTATTTATCTGATTGGTTCAAGACCGACGATGGTGTTGAGGTGTTGCAGTTCCTAGAAAAGCAGTTAGATTAATTCCATTATCTTTGTACTGTATTTTTTAACTCATAATTTTTTATATGAAAAAGTTTTTAAAGTTTCCCGTGTATAGTTCCGGTGGAACATTTATAAGAAACGACCAAGTAAAGCTTAACGGTGTTATTGGTTGTTACATAGACCGAGGGTCTATTAGATTTGATTACGAAGACTCTGCAGCCGTAAGATTGCAAAACGATGCCGCAACGTCTACGTACACTGCCGCTGATACTGCTGTGGTTCAGGGTGTCATCAAGGATGCAATGGGTTCTAAATGGACAGAGGTTATATTTGATTTGCCTTCTCTTCCCGCCGGGAATGTAGAGAATGTTATTGTAAACGCTTAATTTTTTTAATCATGGAAAAGTATATTATTCTAACAGCAAGTTCAGGCGAGCAGTTTTACGTAGCTGCTGACCCTATTTACGTGACAGTTGATACATCAGCAACACCCGACAGGATTCTTCTAACATACGCAGATGTTCAGATTGGTGTCACCGGAGCCGCTGATATGGTTCAAGGCGATGCGGATGCAATAAATGCAGCAGTAGCTGAGTGTTGGACCAAGCCTTATACGGAGCCTACTATCTCTGCAACACTTTTACAAGATGTTACAGGAGTATCTCCTGTATAGTGCTACGCTGACATAGACTGTCAATCATTAACTAAAGGGGTCAAAGCGACCCCTTTTTTTATTTTGTATCTTTAGGTAAATATTTTAGCAGATGATAAACTCGGTTAGAAATACAGTGCTATCGGTGCTTAACAAGAATAACTACGGATATATCTCACCTGCCGATTTTAACTTGTTCGCCAAGCAGGCGCAACTTGATATATTTGAGGACTATCAGTATCAGTACAACTATCAGGTTAACGCGGAGAATGCTCGTCGTTCGGGCACAGCATTGGCGGATATAAAGAAGGGGTACGAGGAGGTGCTTAATACGTTCTCTCGATTTGATTTTTTAAGTCATATAGCAGGAACTAGTTTTTTTATGCCTAGCGATACCACCACGGGATTCGACTACTTTTTTATTAATAATGTTTTTGTTTACACCACTCAACTAGCTACAGGTACATCCACTGCATCTGCTGCATTTCAGTTAACAGATAACACGGTAGACTTTGCAGCGTTGGGTGTTGAGATAAACGATGTGGTGGTAAACACCACAACGAATGCAGGTGCTACAGTACTAGGTGTGTCGTCAGACACACTAACAATAAGTGAAACTATATTTAATGCGGTTGGTGGAGAAGCTTATGTTGTATATGATGGGCAGTATGGTTTTAATGAGGCAGAGCGTGTACTCAACGACAAGATTGTTTTGCTGAATCGCTCCTTGCTTACCACGCCTTCAAGTATGTTCCCTGCATACATTCAGAATGAAAACATTCTTACGCTGTTTCCTAATACAGTAAATGACTTTGGTATGGTAAGGTGTCAGTACCTTAGATATCCGAAGGCTCCTAAGTGGACATACTTGGATTTAGGGACAGGAGGTGAACCGGTGTTTGACCAATCTCAACCCGACTTTCAAGACTTTGAGCTACCCTTGGATGATGAGCCCACATTGGTGATGAAGATTCTTCAGTACGCGGGAATGTCAATCAGAGAGGTACAGGCTGTACAGTTTGCTCAGGCTGCCGAACAGTATGATGACCAAGAAGAAAAATAATAATAGATGCCTTATATATCACAATATCAATATTACGAGAACAATGGCAACGCACCCGAGGATGCTAATTGGGGGTCCTATCAGTACGTTAGCTTAGAGGATATAGTAAACAACTTCATGCTGATGTACTCGGGCAACCATAGCCTTGTAAACAATGAGGAGCGATACAAGGTGTTGTTCCATGCGAAGCGTGGTATTCAGGAGCTAAACTACGATGCGTTCAAGGAGATTAAGATTCTTGAGCTTACGGTTTGCAATACACTGCGATACGTCCTGCCATCAGACTTTGTGAATTGGGTTAGAATATCTGTATACCAAAATGGTATGTTATACCCATTGACCGAAAACATTCAAACCAATTGGAGCAGTGCATACCTACAAGACAATGATTGTCGCATACTGTTTGACCAAGACGGCAATGCATTAAGTCCTGAGAACTCAAACTTAGACTTTGACAGAATCACAGGCAGTAAAAAATCTATATACCTAAACTCAGGCAATCCCTTCAATGGGTTTGAGGGATACTGCTGTGATGGGAATTGGTATTTTGATTACGCTATTGGAGCACGATATGGGCTCAACACCGAAACAGCAAACGCCAACCCTACGTTCTCCATCAATAAGAAGGGGGGCGTAATAAACTTTGACTCTCAGATGGCTAATCAGGTATGCATACTTGAGTATGTGTCTGATGGAATGGAGGGTGGAGATAACTCATTG